GAGTCTTCAATGCTAGAAGCTTTCATTGAATATTGGTCAACGCCTGATAATACACCAGACGTTATCACTGGTTGGAATACACGCTTTTTTGATATTCCATATATGATTTCACGTATGGTTTTTCTTCTTGGTGAAGAACGTGTACGTAATATTTCTCCCTGGCGCAAGATTGAACGCAGAGATATTCGTGTTCAAGGTAGTGTCCGAACTACATTTGACATTATGGGTATTCAGCATCTTGACTATATGGAATTGTTCAAAAAGTTTGCTTATACGTATGGCAATCAAGAGTCTTATTCTCTTAATCATATTTCAAGTGTTGTTCTAGGTGAGAAAAAACTAGACTATTCTGAAGTAGGTTCATTACGCGATCTTTATGATGCAGACTATCAAATGTTCGTTGACTACAACATTAAAGATGTTGAGCTTATCGAACGTATGGAAGAAAAACTCGGTCTCATTACTCTTGTTATGACTATGGCATATCTTGGCGGTGTGAATTACCAAGATACTCTCGGTACGTGTGCGATATGGGATTCGATTATTTTCCGTCGTCTTGCTCGATCTAAAATCGCAACGATTCCATCCGAGGAAAAAACATCTGAGGCTTTTCCTGGTGGTTACGTTAAGGATCCTCATGTTGGTATGCATGATTGGGTAATGTCCTTTGACCTCAATTCGCTTTATCCAAATCTTATTGTTCAATACAATATGTCGCCTGAAACAATCTTAGGTATGCCTGGTGCAGAAGGCGCTACAGCTTCAAATGGAGCAGTATTTAGTAAGGCGAAAAAAGGTATTATTCCTGAGATTGTTGAAGAACTTTATGCAAAGCGTGTCACTGTTAAAAATGAAATGCTCGAAGCAAAGACTAAACTAGAAACTATTTCAAAACGTCAACGTAAAGAATACCAAGTAACTTCAGGCCAAGTCGCTCGATTAGAAACTCTTCAGACAGCAATTAAGATTCTTCTTAATTCTCTCTATGGTGCTATGGGTAACAAATATTTTCGTTACTTCGATCTTCGCATCGCATCTGGTATTACTATGACTGGTCAATCTGTCATTAAACATGGCGAAAAAAGTGTAAATGCTTTTCTTGACAATTTCATTGGCGAAAGCAAAGATCGTGTTATTGCTATGGATACTGATTCGCTTTATATTGGTGTTAATGATGTTATTGAAAAGTTTAAGCCAAATAATCCTATTTCTTTTCTTGACGAGTTTGGTTCTAAAGCTATTGAACCTATGCTTGAAAAGGCCTTTAAAGAATTTGCCGATAAATCAAATGCGTATACGAATCGCATGGTTATGAAACGTGAAGCAATCGCTGATCGAGGTATTTGGACTGCAAAGAAAAGATACATTCTTAATGTGCATAACAACGAGGGTGTTCAATATGCTGAACCTAAAATTAAGATGATGGGTATTGAAGCAGTTAAGTCATCAACACCTCAAGTATGCCGAAAAGCAATGAATCAGATGTTTAAGATTATTGTAAGTGGCGATGAATCTAAAACACAAGAGGCAATTAAACTTTTCAAAGATCATTTCAAATCTTTACCTGCTGATGAAATCGCCTTTCCTCGAGGAGTTACAGATATGACTAAGTGGTCAAGCCGTTCTACTATTTACAAAAAGGCGACACCTATTCACGTACGAGGTGCTCTCCTCTACAATAATCGGGTGCGCTCACTTGCTTTAGAAAAACAATACGAGCTTATTCAGAACGGCGATAAGATTAAATTCATTTATCTGCGTGTTCCAAATACAATCCAAGAAAATGTTATTTCTTTCCCAGGCCATTTACCGGATGAATTAGAACTCACTAAATACATCAACCACGACCTTCAATTCCAAAAGACATTCCTAGATCCCATTAACATTATCCTTGATGCAATTGGGTGGTCTGCAGAACCAAGAGCTGACCTTCAACAATTCTTATTTTAATATTTACAATATCAACTAAATACAGTATAATACAAACACGATGAGCAAAGATTGGGTAAAAGATATTAATGATATGCACACAAAATATGGTGTGAAAGAAGCCGTAGAAAAAATGAACAATCTAGATCTACGAACATTCTTAAATTTTAGAATTAATTTTCTCAAAGAAGAATTGAACGAAACAATCGATGCAGCATCTAATGCTGGCTATATCGATTGTGAAGAGGTAGTTGATGGTCTTATTGACCTATGTGTTGTGGCTATTGGAACTCTTGATGCTTTTGGTATTGATTCCAATAAAGCATGGGATGCTGTACTTGAAGCAAATATGAATAAAGAAGTTGGGATTAAAGAATCCAGGCCAAATCCATTGGGCCTTCCTGATTTGATTAAACCAGAAGGTTGGACAGCTCCTTCTCATGAAGGAAATTATGGTGATTTGAAAAAGATTTCTTAAAATGTATTCACTTACAATATTCAAATCTATCTTCGACAATAAGACTCATCGCAAAATGAGTTTTTCAACGTGGCAAGGTTTTGAAGATTTGTTATATTCTTTGAGTACACAACCAGGTTACAAACCAAAAAAAGGAGAAAGAAAAGATGGCTCGCCGCTTATTACACCAGCTACCTATGATAGGGGCACTACTCGTGCCAACAAAAACGTTATTTCTTGGGCTAGTTGGGTGGCCCTTGACATTGATGAGTATGATACTTCATTCGAAGAAACGATCGAAACCTTTAAAGGTCATCGATTCGTGTGCTATAGCTCTGCATCTTCATCGAAAGAAAAACCAAAATTCAGAATCGTCTTCCCTCTTACACAAGAAGTAAAGGCTGATAAGATTAAGCATCTTTGGTTTGCATTGAATAAAGAGTATAACTCACTTGGAGATCCACAGACAAAAGATCTCTCTCGTATGTATTATGTTCCAGCGCAATATCCAAATGCGTATAATTTCATTTTCACTCATGAGGGCCCATTTCTTGATCCTATTGCGCTGATGGACAAATATGATTTTGTGAGTAGTACTGGTAATACATTGAGCGATCACTTACCAGAGGCAATCCAAAAAGAGCTCAAAAAGCACTATGAGAGCAAATTGACCAACACTGATATTAGGTGGTCTTCATATCGCGATTGTCCATTTGTCAATAAGCAGCTTGTGGCAGAATATTCAACGATCAACGAATCTGGATGGTACCACCATATGTATCGTATTATGATGAGCATTGCTGCAAATGCAATACGTAGGAAATACCCTATTAGTCCTATTGAAATTGAATCGATTGTTAGAGAAATTGACAACGAAAGCGGAGGGTGGTATAAAGGCCGCCCTATAAAGCTCGAAGCGGCCCGAGCGATAGATTTTGCCCTAAAATCCTCTAAAATAGAGTAAATTGTTCACTTGAACACCAAAAATCTGTAATACAACTGAAAAAAAGTGCCATTTTTTGTAAAAAAAGTATTCACACGGGCCTCTTTTTGTGCTATAATATATCCATAATCAATCAAGAAACTATGAAAAGAACCGGTAAAAAGAACATCCAACTCCTCCGCAACGTCATCTCAACCTTCAGTGGGGATATCCCTCGGAAAACAATTGTTAATATTGCCATCAAAAATGGTCTTATTGAAAAGGATACTTATCCACTCATAAAGCCTACCGCCAGAGGAAATGAACGAGGAACTTACAACGTTGATAAAATGTTGGAACTTGCGGATAAAATCCTAAAAAATGGTAAAAAAGAAGTATCTGTCAAAAAGGTCATTAAGAAGCTTATTGAAGAGGTAGAAGCTCCAGTAGAAAAGGTTGAAGAAATCGTAGAAAGTAAAAACTACGGGAATGTTTCATGGGGTGAGCTCGCTTATACAGAAGACGATATCAACGATGAGCTCAGCCTCATGGGTACGTACCTCTAAAAAAATGCGGTTTTCCGCAAAAAAAGTATTTACAAACCGCAAAAAATATTTTAGAATATATCCATAATCAAACAAGAAACTAACTATATGACTACCACTACTACCACTACTACTACTCCACGCTTCGTTCAGATCTTTACTCAATTGCGTGAAAACTACGGTGCCCATGACTGGGACGGCGTTGGCAATTGCCCTCAGCGATGGAAGAATAAGAGCGGTTCCGTTTATATTTTGGGCCCAGATGTAGATGTTGATAAATTCAAGGGATCTATTGAGTACGCCGATAATTATTTCGAGGAGTTTGTTGCTTTCGTTGAAGAGACAACTGAACCATATTCAGGACTTGAAGCATGGGATACTCCATTGATTGTTTCCCCGAGTCCTAAAGGCGGGTTCTTTATGGAGCTTTTCCAAGAAGATGAATTCTCTTCCTTAAGGAAAGGGATTAAGAGTAAGAAAACTGTAACTGAGATTGACCAAAACGGAAAACATCTTAGCGCCACTGTAGAGTACTGTATGGAAGATGGTCAAACGCTTGACCGTGAAGGTCTTAATAAATATTTTAAGGTTGCTTAAAAAGTCACTAAATTATGAGTAAATTGATTAAAGCTACTATGTCTAAATCAGGACAACAAAAGCTAGAAATGGCTCGCCGTAAATTCTACGAACAGGAACAAAATCGACTTTACAATTCAAAGAAAGTCGATTGGTCGAGTTTTTATAAAAAAGGAAAATAAAACTTATAAGGCTCGGTAGTCCAATTGGCAGAGACAGCGGACTTAAAATCCGTACAGTGTGGGTTCGAATCCCACTCGAGCTACCAATTTTAACAACGCGCTTGTAGCTCAGTGGTTAGAGCAGGGGTCTCATAAACCCTTGGTCGCTGGTTCGAGTCCAGCCGGGCGCACCAATTTTTAAAGAAATGTATTTTGAATTATTATTATTAGTAACAACAGTTTGGGCAGGGATTGAATTATTGACTGATCAGAATTATGAGAAAAGAAAAAAATAGAGAATTTTTTGAAAACGTTGTAGCATTTTGTCTTGCTATTTGGTTTTTTACAATTTTAACACTTGCATTTATTAAACACATTATATGAAACACACATTACTATTATTGTCGGTTGGGCTGATTCCACTCTGGGCTTCAGCAGTCTATTTAACAAAGGTTAAACCAAATATTAGTGTCCCTAAAACAGTTCAACGAGTTGAAACTAATCAAGAGATTGTTGCAATGCCAGCAACAGTCACTTTAACTAGAATGCAGGTTGAAAAGATGTATAGCGCTTTTGGATCATCTAATCCTGCAGACATCATAAAGTTTGAAACTGTTGTTGAAAAAAAACCAAGTGGGAATTGGGAAATTTCACCGTTTCTACTGTCGAATTCAGCGTCTAGGGAAAATATTCCAATGCCAAAAGGTGACTTTTGCGTGATTGATGTAGCATATATTGATCATAGTGGTGATTTTAAATCGTGTATTGACTACGCAAATAGTTATAAGGACCACCACGAATATGTTGTTCTAAGCGCTAAATAAATATTTGTGATAACTTTATAGAGAATTAAACACTGGAATGATTAACACAGTAAAATTATTGGGATACTATGGATCAGATGAAGTCATCGCCTGTAGTGCATGGACATCAACATCAAGAGACTTAACAGATGATAAAAAGAAGCGCATACCTAAACTCATTAACATGTTATGGAGAGAGGGACATGAAACACCCTTTGAAAAAGGTACTGTGCATTTTCTCGTGGATTGCGATATTGCTAGCCACATTCATCTTCTTAAGCATAGGATTAGCTCTCTCAATGCTGAGTCAGCGCGTTACAAAGAGCTTAAAGAAGACAAGTTCATAGTACCAGACGATTGGTCTGAATATTGGCAAAAAAAATTAGCATACTATACACAACAAGGTAACGAGCTCTATCATCAATGTGTAGGTGAATTAAGTGATACTTTAGGTCGTAAACGTGCTAAAGAGAGTGCACGCTTTTTTAAGACCTATAATAGTAAGATTCAGTCTGATATTATGTTTAATATGCGTTCATTTGGAAACTTTTTGAAGCTTCGTAATAGCGAACATGCTCAAAAAGAAATCAGAGAAATTGCAGAGAAAATGCTTAAGCTCGTAGAGAATATTGAAGGCAATCCTTTTGAAGCGACTTTTAGTGCTTGGAAATCAAAAGGAACTATCTAAAAAGATTTACAAACACTAAAAAATGTGGTAGAATTATTATCATGCAAAAAGTTATAGACATTAAAGAAACATTTATTGACCTTTATAAAAAAGGAGAATTTGTTCAAGATAAGACAGGTGTAAAAACAATCGAATTGGTTGGTGCTTCATTTATTGCTGATAAACCAGCAATCTTTGGTTCCCCAAATCAAGACTATATCAACCGAGAAATCTCTTGGTACGAATCAAAAAGCCAATATGTTTATAACATTCCTGGTGATACACCAGCGATTTGGAATCAAATTGCATCAACTAAGGGTAAAGTAAATTCTAACTATGGGTATCTCATTTATCACAAAAACAATTACGAGCAATATAAAAATGTTCTTCAACAACTATTAGTTGATCCTAATTCTCGTCGTGCTGTTATGATTTATCAGCGCCCTTCGATGCATGAAGATTTCAATGTTGATGGTATGTCTGATTTTATTTGTACCAATGGTGTTCAGTATGTTGTGCGTAATAACTATGTTCACGCAATTGTTCAAATGCGATCAAATGATGTTGTCTTTGGATATCGTAATGACTATGCTTGGCAAAAGTATGTTTTAAAAAAGCTAGTAAAAGATCTAAATACACTTGGTGAAAACAAATATTCTATTGGTGATATCACATGGCAAGTTGGCTCTCTTCACGTTTATGAAAGACATTTTAAATTTATTGAATCTGAAATTAAATTAGCTGAAAGTATCGATCGTGCTCATGTTCTAGCGGCAAAGGCAATGGGATAGATAAAATAGAATGTTATGACTAATATTAAATTTAATGCCAACGATTTAGAACATAGTTACTATATTGAAAGAGCTAGAAAGGAAACTGAAGAAATTCATTCTAAAGAAAGCACTCGAAAAAATAGAACTTTTGTCGAAATATTTAAAACTACATTGTATGGTCATGCGCCAGAAGTTTACTTAATTGAAAAATGTGGTTTTACTGACGATGTCCGTAAATACAGAGACGTGATTCACCCAAATGGTAGTCCTGTTGAAGTAAAAGCTACTAAAGGAGAATACTATGTTCCTTATGTCTTAAAAAGAGCAAATCGCGCGGCATCAAAATCATGGACAAATTATCCTAAGATTTTATACATTTTTATTGGCGATAAAAATACAGGTGATTATACATTCCATGGATCATATGATTGGGATAAAAATAGCAAAAAATTTGTTTTACAAAGCAACACAATTTTAGTATAATATCTCATATGGAAAAAGAATCAATTAAAGTGCTTAATGAATGTGCAGAAGTTCAAATTAAAAAATCCCGGGATTACCAAAACCCTAATTCACGAATTAAGCAATCAGATTATTATCCTCGAGGTGTTATGTCAATCATGGAATTGATTAACACGAAAACAATTCGTTTGTGGTCAGTAATTGAAGCAATGGAGAATGATCCAGAATATGAACCTAACTTTGAGTCGATTGAAGACTCACTAAAAGATTTGATCAATTACGCGTCATTTGCTGTGGCGTATTCACGAGGAAAAATAGAAGGACAGCGTCCGGATCGTGATTTTCTCAATCGTGAAAAAAAATAAAAACACACATGAAAATTGTACATATATTGGGTAGAGGCATCGAAGGTTGTGGTGTAACTCGCTTTACTTTAGAAATGAAAGATTGGGCATTAGCTCAAGGGTGGGATTATAAAATTTATGCCACTAAAGATAAACGTTGGACTAGGTCAAAATCTCATGATTTAGGTGAAAATGTAATTGAACAAAAATTCGGTAATAAGCCTTCGAGAGGTGATACCATCTATGGTGTTAATAATATTATTGAAGACACGAAGGACGCTGATATGGTGATTATTGGCTCTCTCCCTTCAAAAGGTCATCCAGATGATTGCATTGAGAACTTTAGCAAACTTATTGATAATATTAACACTAAGCTTGTTATGATTCAACATGATCATAAAATGATGTCAATTCGACGAAATTCACTCCTTGATGAAACAATTAAAAAGTCTGATGTTATATTTTCTTATTCTACAAAGAGTCCTTTTATGAATTATTGTAGAAGTCTTGGAACAAACGCAGCACTATATAATTTCTGTAATGGGATTGATATTTCAGAGATTAAAAATAAATATTGGAAATCAATTGAAGATCAGGATGAAAATCATTTAAAATGGATTGGGCGTAGTGCGTATTGGAAAGGGTTTGACGTTCTTTTCGACTTATATGAAAACAACGCAAAAAATCAAGGGTTTCTTTTTACATTAGAAGGAATGGAACGATCAATTCAGTTTGCAGATATACGTAAAAAATTTGATTTCCATCATCCAGATAGTGACTTCAACTTTAAATTAGAATACAACACTAAACCTTATGTATTTTCAGCATACAAATATACTGAAATGCTTGAAAGATTATCTAAATGTGCTTTTGGTTTTCAACTAACATATCTTCAACCTGAATACATTCAAAATTTTATTGAATTTACTCACCTGGAAATTGTAGCGGCTGGATGCATTCCAATATTTAGAAAGTCTTATGGCGATCATTGCTATCATTTACAGACCGGTAATCCAATGACTTTTGATAACGATAATGGAACAATCTGGCTTGGAGAAGTTGGTTCAGATCATACGCAAAATATGGAGTTAATCAATCAACTAAGAAAAGATTCTATAATGCGGGATGAATGGAGACATAAAGCTTATGAATACTATTATTCTCACAACTCACCTGATTCATCTTTTAATGATTTTTTCAATAAGGTGAAAAAAACAAATAAAGAAACTAAACGTATTGTAAATATTGAAGAGTTTTTTGTATAAGATGAAAAATAAATATAATTATGCTTCATGTGTTCCACTCATAGGTGGTGAAACGCTTGCAATGGAAAACGCCTTTGGAAAAAGACCTGAATATATTTTATCATATTCACCTTTTCAGGACAACGACTCACAGCTTCTAAAACATTATAACAATGAAGTACCTTATCATTTAATTGATGAAGGTGATGAAAAGAAAAGTTATGTAGATGTTGTAAATGCAGTATGCCCATGTGCTGGTTTATCTTCTCTTAGTCCATCAGCTTCAACAGACAATAAGGCAAATGATTGGATGGTTGAATCTGCAAAATATGTTTTAGGTGAAGTTAAACCTAAAGTCTTTTGGGGAGAAAATGCTCCTCGTCTTGCATCAAAGATGGGTAGCCCTATTGTAAAAAAACTAAGAAATTTAGCAAAAGAAAATGGTTATACTTTACTTTTATACAAAACAAAATCAAAATTGCACGGCTTAAGCCAAACTAGGGATAGATCTTTTTATTTCTTTTGGAAAGGAAAACGAATTCCATATATGCGTTTTCACCATCGCCCGCATGAAAGAATTGAAGATACAATTTTAAATGCTTTTGTTTCCGACGATGATCCTATGAATCAATTGACGAATAGTGGTAAACCATCAGAGAATCCTTTTTACAGATATGTTTTAGAAGAAATTGAAGGTGGTATTACACATAGGCAATTCTTTGATAAGATTGAAAGAACTATTAATCCTATGGATTATATAGAAAATCATGGTATAGAATATGATAAAGTTGCTGTTTGGATGGAAAATAATGGTTATCCCAAAAAAGCAGAAAGATGCTTACAGGTTCATAAAAAACTAAAAGCTGGAGGAAATGTTATGCGTAAATTGACCGAAATACCAAAGGATTATATTGGTGCTTTTGTAGGTCATATGCCAATGTGCCTTACACACCCACACGAAGACAGATATCTTACAATAAGAGAGTGTTTAGCGATTATGAAAATGCCAAAGGATTTTCAACTTCAAGGAGGAAAAAGAAATCTTAATATGATTTGTCAAAATGTTCCTGTTAGTACAGCTACAGACATGGCATTAAATATTAAAGATTGGCTTGATGGAAAATTAGATAGTCGCGAAGCAGATTTTGGTATTGCTGATAATAAGAAACAAACAATAGAATTTGAAGAAAATATTCAAACCATTGAATCATTCATTTAATGGTGTACAAATAAATAAATTTATAGTATAATATCTACAAGCTAAAGATCAAATATGTCCTTATTAGAAAAACTCAAAAAATCATCCCGCTCTGCGGGTGCTTCAGTCCTTTCAGAATCTAAACTTTTTTCTGAAAAGGAGCTGACTACAACACCAGTTCCAATGATCAATGTTGCCCTTTCAGGTTCTATTGACGGCGGCCTTGCGTCTGGTCTTACAGTACTTGCTGGTCCATCAAAACACTTTAAAACATCCTTTGCGCTTTTGATGGCAGCAGCGTATCTTAAAAAACATGAAGACTCTGTGCTAATTTTTTATGATTCAGAATTTGGTTCACCGCAATCATATTTTGAATCTTTTGGAATCGACACTTCACGTGTTCTACATACTCCAGTTACAAATATCGAAGAACTAAAATTTGATTTGGTACACCAATTACAAGAGATTGATCGTAATGATAAGGTAGTTGTTGTTATTGACTCAGTCGGTAATATTGCTTCGAAGAAAGAAGTCGAAGATGCTGAAAATATGAAATCAGTTGCTGATATGACACGTGCTAAAGCGCTTAAAGGTTTGTTTAGAATGGTTACTCCTATGCTAACATTAAAAGATATTCCTCTTCTAGCAATCAATCACACATATATGGAGCAGGGGATGTTTCCAAAGGCTGTTGTCTCAGGAGGAACAGGTGTAATGTATTCAGCAGATAATGTTTGGATTATTGGCCGACAGCAAGATAAAGATGGCACAGAAATCAAAGGATACCACTTTGTGATTAATGTTGAAAAATCACGGTTTGTTAAAGAGAAATCGAAGATTCCGATTTCAGTTTCTTGGGAAGGTGGAATCCAAAAATGGTCTGGTCTATTAGATGTTGCAATGCAAGGTGGATATGTGGTTAAACCTAAGAATGGTTGGTATATGGCAAAGAATCCAGCGACAGATGAAGAACTTTCAGGAAACGTAAGAGCTAAGCAAACGTTGGAAAAGACGTTTTGGACACCAGTGTTTGAAAAGACAGACTTTTCGAACTTCATTACAAAGAAGTTTAAAGTTGGTACAGTAGAAATGGTAACAGAAGAAAGTGATGACAGCGAAGAAAATTAACGTAGATAAGTTTATTCAATTTGTTGAAAAAGGTGATAGCGAACTTTATTCATTAAAGGTTGTACAAGGCCCTTATTCTGGTGTAATATACACTTATGGCAAAGTACAAATCAAAGGTACTCTTGAAGAACCAATTGTTAAATTTGATTTTACTATCAATGAAGTACCGAAAGGTAAGAAAAAAGCTAAATTAGAAAAATCTAAAAGGTTTAAAAATTTTATGGGAGACATATTAGTCTCTATGCTCGAAGAAGAAATTAATGACAAATCTACAAAAACTGATCCTCAAGAACCTGACAACGGATGAAGAATTCTGTCGTCAGACATTACCACATCTCAAAACTGAATATTTTGAGAATGAACATAAGCCAGTCTATGAGCTTATTTTAAGTTTTTTAAGTAAATACAACAAATTACCTAGTTCAGCAGCCTTAGATGTTGAGTTTCAAAAGTCAGATTTTATAAATAAATCTAATTGTAATGATATTCACAATTTAATTCTTGATTTGAATAATCATGAGAAGGTTGATAGAGAATGGCTACTGAACTCTACCGAGGAATGGTGTAAGCAAAGAGCTGTGTATCTTGCTATCATCAAGTCAATCAGCATCATCGATGGAAAGGAAAAACAATTAACAGATGGTGCAATCCCCGGAATATTATCCAAGGCGCTTCAAGTGTCTTTTGATACGAATGTTGGTCACGATTATTTTGAAAACTCAGAACAAAGATACGATTTTTACCATGCTCAAGAAGATAAAATCCCGTTTGATATATCGCTCCTCAACACCATTACAAAAGGCGGTGTTTCAAATAAAACTCTTAATATCATACTTGCAGGTACAGGTGTGGGAAAAAGCCTCGCAATGTGTCACTTTGCTAGTGCCAACCTCGCCGCTGGACTCAACGTATTATACGTTACTCTCGAAATGGCAGAAGAAAGGATTGCTGAGCGAATCGATGCAAATTTACTTGATATCCCGATTGATCAACTTGAGACGTTGCCTCAACAACTTTTTTCTTCCAAAGTTGATAAGCTCAAAGAGAAGTCTAGAGGCCAACTTATTGTAAAAGAGTATCCTACAGCTACTGCGCATGTTGGCCATTTTAGAGCATTGCTTGACGAACTTAGATTAAAAAAGAATTTCAAGCCTGATGTCATTTTTGTTGATTATCTTAATATTATGGCATCATCTCGAATTAAAGGGCTAGGTAGCTCTGTTAATACTTACTCATTGATCAAAGCTATTGCTGAAGAATTGAGAGGCCTTGCAGTTGAGAATGACGTACCTATTTGGTCAGCAACTCAGGTTACTCGATCAGGTTTTGGAAATACTGATGTTGAATTGACAGATACATCTGAATCATTTGGTCTTCCGGCAACAGCAGACTTAATGCTTGCTTTGATATCAACCGAACAGCTTGAAGGTATGAATCAACTCATGGTTAAACAATTGAAAAACCGTTACAATGATCCTACTCAAAACAAGAGATTCGTAGTCGGCATTGATCGAGCAAAAATGCGGCTTTTCGATGTTGAAGATTCAGCTCAAACCTTATCTAGTGACGAAATTACAACACCTCCATCACAATGCGGAAATAGTGATTTTTCAGCCTTTAAAATCTAAATAGTGTTCAAGTGAACACCATAAGTTGTATTACAACTAAAAAAAAGTGCGGTTTTTCTGTAAAAAAGTATTTACAGACCGTACTTTTTTTGTTAGAATCTATCTAGATAAGAATGGTTAAGGTAACTGGATCCGGAAAAAACAAAAGGGAAAACGTGAAATCTCTAGTAGAGTTTTGCATAGAGAAACTCATGCCTAGACTTAAAGGTAAGCTAAAAATCAATATTGAGTTAGTGTGTCGACTTACCGAAAAAGAATCACTAGCAGGCGATTGTATATGGGAAGATGAATCGTGTAATAGGCCTAGAGAGTTCTCTATTCGTATTGATTCAACCCAGGATGAAACAGCGATGATGGAGACTGTTGCTCATGAAATGGTTCATGTAAAACAATATGCTAAGGGCGAATTAAAGGATTTCTTCTCAACCACTAAAGTTTGTAAGTGGCAAGGTAAAAAAATTAATCTTTCAAAAATGAATTATTACGATCAACCATGGGAAATTGAAGCCCATGGTCGTGAAAAGGGATTGTATATTCAATGGCTTTGTTCGAAAATGGTTGATTAATTCTAAATGCTAAGAATGAAAAGTTTATAAATAGAAATATATTTAATCTATGGAACATCATGTTATCATTTAAAGATTACGAAATTTTATCAGACACAATTGCAGAAGCAACAGTAAGCGCTTCTAAATATGGAGAAGGTTCATTATTTGTTTTAAAGACATCAAAGATTGATGCCTTTGAGAAAAAAATTGCCGGAAAAATTAATTTACCTCCAACGACAGTTTTTAGTAAATTAGATCCAAACAAAGTACCTTCTGATGCCATCATATTTGGTAATCCTAATGATGAGTTAAGAGCTGCATTCGATATTTTAGACGGCCCAGAAGGAAAGTCATATGGTGCAATTGCATGGCATGAAAAAGCGGTTGATAACTATTTCAACAATTTAAAAATAGGATCAGATATAAACTGGGGACGAGACACACCAACATTAGAAACAGTTCAATGCATTGGTGTTTTTTATAAATCAGTAGAAGCCGACGCTGACGATAGAACCCGCGTGATTAAAAACGTAAAGGACATTCTTAACAACGGTCAAGATTGGGATACTAAAGGTAAGACAAACCTTATTTCAAAACTTGACACGATGACTTCTAAGAATTTTAATGAAATGATTGGACTAATCGCTGGTATGAGTGATTTTATGAGTCTTATAGATTTTAAACCAAACATTATTCATGGAAGAATTAATGATTATTATTCAGCTGAAGAAGAAAACGAAAACGTTGAAATAACAGGTGTTAAGGCGAATACAGCAGATATGATTATTTCTTCTGCAGATGCTAATAAAACGATTGAGGCAATGAAAAGTGACTCATTCACATTTAACAAGAATGGTTTAATTACTGGTAAAAATAGTAAGATTAAACTTATTCAAGTGTCTTTGAAAAAATCAGCTAATAAAGCACAACTTGGTAAGGTTACAGCATACATTATTCAAAAATACGGTTTACCTTCTTATGACGATTACTTTACTGATATTATAAACGAATCAATTGACATCGACGAAAGTGTTATTGATTTTATTAAAACTGCTTACACTAAAGTGAAGGATGTTTTCTCAAAAGTTTCTGTTGCAGTTACTAATTTCTTTAGTAATATTATGAATAAATTTAAAAAGATTAATTCTAAAGAAAAGAAAAAGGTTTTTTCACGTTATCAGAAGCTTTTTAATTTAGGGAAAAATGATATGTTTATCCTTGAAAGTTATGCTGAAAATCCAGGTGTTCTTCTTGAAAAAAAGGCCGAACAATCTTTAAACAGTAAGCTTGAAAACATTGAAATATCTAACGCCAATAAACTCGTTAAAGAAGTTAGAAATAAAAAGAGCGAAATTATTAATTTGTATAGTACTAAAGACTATCTTATACACAAAGCCGGAAGTAAAATTAAAAATTTTACTGATAAAAGCGAATTAAACATCGATGTTATTTCAAAACTTCTTTCTAATTCGTATTCGTTATCGTCTGTGCAATCTATTATTGGTACAGCTAAAACAGACGAAATTATGTCCGCGGTGATTGACATGCATAAAGAAGTATTTTTTGGTAAGACATCTCTTCCTCTTTATAAAGTGTACGGAAAGACAGGAGGTAAGTCATGGGAATATTTGGGTTCAGCTGATGAATATGTTAAAAAGAAAAAAGAAAAACTTAAAAACGTACAGTTTCCAATTTCAGGGATTAGGATGAATACGCAAGATAATAAATATCTAAATATCGATTTATACGTCGTGAGTGACGTTGTAGATAATCAAATTTATTATACGGCGTTTCGTACTGGAACTAATGCGTCAGGTCGATTCTCCTTCAACTTTGAAGGAACTAAAAAAATATCACACGAACAATTTATAAAATTTTTAAAATGAACCAAAGAGTATTAGAAGCACTAGATTTTCATTACGAAAATAACATTCCATTAGCAGAAAACATTTTTAGACCTCATTCTGAAAATTATTACAAGCTTTTTAGTTATGCACGTATCCTTAAAGAGTCTTTAAATCTAAGTGATTTTGATGAATATTTGTTATCAACAGACATTGGAAATTTTGGAATTTACGAAGGAACCGAAGTTCCTTTAGATCACCCATTCGTTAGTGAAGCAGAATATAAAGGAAAAGACGTTGACTTAAATCAACCTAAGCGAGGTGGAAGCAAAAAGTTTTATGTTTACGTTAAGAATGATAAAGGCAATGTTATAAAAGTAGAGTTTGGTGATACATCTGGCCTTGATGTAAATTTTGATGATGATGGTGCAAGAAAATCGTTTGCTGCACGACACAAATGTCATCTAAAAAAAGATAAAACAAAACCAGGATATTGGTCGTGTAACCTTCCACGATATGCATCAGAACTCGGCCTTAAAAACGGAGGAAACTTTTTTTGGTAATATGAATAATCCATATAAAGACACAAAAGACGGAAGTATGAAGATTCGCACCTTTAAAGCTGGTGTAGATTCTTCTGAGCTTGTTTGGCATCGCGATAAGCAAAATAGAAAAGTAACTATATTAGAAGGTGAAGGTTGGTCATTGCAAATGGATAACGAAATACCAAAACAGTTAAAGGTTGGTGATGTTATTGAAATTAATAAGATGGAATATCACCGAATTTACGAATCTGGTTCATCTGATCTCGTAATATCAATTGAAGAATATCCCTTTAAATCATTTAAAGACTATATTTCAGAAGCATCAAAGGCTGGCAAAAATACTCACATGACTCACATTGAAGATCGTGTTCTTTATGCTGGTGTGAAAGGAGCAAGAGAAGCGATTCTTGCCCTTCGTTCATTAAGGGACATGCTAGCTGGTAAAACAAACTCTTCGACAAATGTTACTGTCAAATGGGATGGTGCTCCTGCTGTATTTGCAGGAACTGATCCATCTGATGGTAAGTTCTTTGTCGCTAAAAAGGGAATCTTCAATAAAGAACCTAAAGTCTATAAAAGTGAAGCAGATGTACGTGCTGATACATCAGGAGATCTCGCAGACAAATTAGTAATTGCATTTAATGAACTTAAAAATATTGGAATTAAAGACGTTATTCAAGGTGACATTATGTTCACCAAAGGAGACATTTCTTCTGAATCAATTGATGGGGAAAAATACATCACCTTTCAACCTAATACACTTGTATATGCAATACCTTCCAAGTCTGATTTAGCAAAACAAATTTCTAAATCAAATCTTGGTGTTGTATGGCACACCACTTATAAAGGAGATACTTTTGAATCTATGACTGCATCTTATGGTGTAGATGTTAAATCTCTTAAGAAAAAATCATCTCTTTGGCAAATAAGTGCTGATCTTCCAAGAGACATGTCAGGAACAGCAACTTTAACTAAAGTCGAAACTGATGAAGTAACAGAACAACTTTCAAAGGCTGGTAAGATTTTCCAAAAAATTAAATCTACAACTCTTAATGAGTTAGAAAATAATCCAGCTCTTGCTACTAAACTTGAGACATTTAATAATACTCTTGTTCGTAAAGGTCAACGTATTCAAAATACTACAAAGCATGTAAATGATTTAATTTCCTGGTTTGATGAAAAATACAAAAAAGAGTATGAAAAGCGCTCGAGCGAAAGAGGAAAGTTGGCTGTTCTACAAAGGCAAAAAGACGAGATGAGATTCTTTTCAAAGGAGAATCGAAAAAACCTCGATCTTATGTATCAGTTAATGAATGCAATTGTAGATGCTAAATTAATTATTATAAATAAACTTGATAAACTAAAAAATATTGACACTTTTGTTAGAACCAAAAACGGTTTTAAGGTGACAGGTTCTGAAGGATTTGTTGCTATTGATAACGGATCAGGAGGTGCAGTAAAATTAGTTGATCGATTAGAATTTTCTACAAATAATTTTTCACCAGACGTAATAAAAGGTTGGGAGCGATGAAAGACTTAATTAACACTGTAAAAGAATTAAATGAGCAGATGTATGGCTCAGTCGATTTTAACGATTGGACATATGCCAATCCAAATAATCCCATGGTTATTATTTCAGGATATGGATCAATGAAGTTTGATCAACTTAAAAAATCTATTGATCAGGATTTGAAAAAGCTTTCTAAGACAAAAAATTATAGTGTTCTTAAATATGAAATTGGTCATCGTTCATCGCCATCAGCACTACAGGTAAAGATTGATGCAGCTGAAGGAATTATTGCGTTTATGAATGGTAAAACGTATAAAAAATTAATTAAAAAAGGACAATGATTAAATCTTTTAAACAGTTTAGTGAGGATACTAAAAAGGAAATTGTTTTTACCTTTGGAAGATTTAATCCTCCGACAATCGGACACGCAAAGTTGATTGATAAAGTTGCTGCAGCTGCTATTGGTAACCAATATAGAATTTATGCGTCGCAATCAAGCGATTCTAAAAAGAATCCTCTTGAATATAAAGAAAAGATTCGTGTAATGAGGAAAATGTTTCCCAAGCATGGACGTAATATCATTGAAGATAAAAATGCAAAGACGGCATTGCATATTGCTTCTATTTTACACGATCAAGGTTTTACAAAGATCACTATGGTTGTTGGTTCTGATCGAATTAGTGAATTTACAAAACTCCTTAAAAACTATAATGGTGTAAAAGGCCGCCATGGGTTTTATGATTTTAAAGATGGTATTGATGTTGTTTCTGCTGGTGAAAGAGATCCAGATGCTGAAGGTGTTTCAGGCATGAGTGCTTCTAAAATGCGCGCTGCAGCACTTGAAGGCGACTTTAAATCGTTTAGCCAAGGTTTACCTAAAGAGTATGGTGAAGATATGACTTTATTTAATCTTATTCGTAAAAGAATGGGATTGAAGGAAATGACAACTTTTCGTAAGCACGTTCAATTGCCAAGCCTTTCAGAAAAAAGAGAGCAATATATTTCGGGTAAAATTTTTAATGTAGGAGATAGTGCTATTACTGAAAATGGTGAAACAATTGTAATTAAAGAAAGAAAAGCAAATTACATTGTTGACACAGTTGGTAAGAAATATTTTATTGAAAAACTTTCAGCGTCTTATGGTAAAGGTCTTTCAAAATCTACCAAAGATAAACGTCAGGCTCAGTTTAATAAGCAAGCAAAAATGGATGATGATGATCCAAGAGCATATAAGCCTGCACCTGGTGATGCAAGAGCAAAAACTAAACCTTCAAAATACACTAAAGCATATCACAAAAAATATGGTAAAGAAGAAGCTTTAGAATTGGGTACGGATGATCTTGTTAAAGCATATAAAAAGTTAACACCTCTTGAAGAAAAACAGATCGCTGGACTTAAGAAAAAATCAAAAGAGTCTGGTATATCATATGGTATTTTAAAGAAGGTATATGATAGAGGTATGGCTGCATGGAAAACAGGACACAGGCCAGGAGCAACACCACAGCAATGGGCTTTTGCTAGAGTGAATTCATTTATTACAGGAGGAAAAACACAAAAGACAACTGATTCAGATCTTTGGAAAAAACATAAAGTGATGAAAGAATCTTTTGAACCACATTGGATGTATGATCCAAAAACTGGAGAAAAAGAAAAAGCTAAAAAACCTGAGGATCATGAAAGGCTGGCTGCAAAGGGATGGACACATGAGAATCCAGAATTAGAACTTAATGAGAATATACTTTCAATCTTACAGTCATTTAAGAAAAAAGTCTCTCCGCAGAACATCAATCGTTTGAAGAAAACATTTAGGTTTTTAAGAAAGGTAAGACCTAAAAGCCCGTTATTTAAGGCTATTGATGATCTACTTGATGATTTAGATCCTAATACTTTAGAGAAACTAGCTGATGCTGGTATTAACGTTGTTTCAAACATTGCTGCTTTAAAATTAAAATTAAAGAGAGAAGGTGTCGGTAAGACTAAAGAAACCTGGGAAGATGGTTTTGCTCGCCGTGTTGTAAAAACTACAGATTCTAAACATAAAGAACAGGGATACAAATGGCGTATCAAAGGTAAAGAGCGTGATGAGATATCAATTAAGCTTTACAAAAACAAGCCTGATTTTGATGAATTTAAAAAACAAATGAAACGTGTTGCAGGACACGAATTTGGAGGATAGAAATATTATAAATAGTACTATTAAATTAATATGGGAGACATGCATCAAAAAGACGATACAAGATTAGATCGAATCGAAGAAAAAATTGATAGAATGTCTGAAGCAGTTATTGCTTTAGCCAGAGCTGAAGAAAAGATTGTAAATTTAGACGAAACGACTCGTATGATTCTTAAACGTATGGTTGAGCAAGATGAACGTCTCCGTCAAGTTGAAGCTATTCAACAAGATAATCAAAGTACTATTAAAACGATTAGATCTGTAGTTTGGACTGCGATCTCAGCATTAATAACTTCAGCTATCGGTGCATTAGCATGGATATTTAACGACTAAAAAAAATGATCACTTTTAAACAATTCATTACAGAAAAACCTTTGACTCCTTCTCAAAGAATAGCTCGATCTCGCGCGATGAAAAGGATAATGCCTAAGATTCAACAGAAGCGAAAGTTGGCAATGAAAAAGAAAGCTTCTATGGAACAAATTAAAGCAAGAGCCATAAAAAAAGCCACAGATATTATAAGAAAAAAATTAGCAAAGGGTGATTATGCATCAATGACCTATTCTCAGAAAATAGAAATTGATAAAAAGCTGGAAAAGAAAAAAGGCGCAATTAAAAAACTTTCAAAAAAGCTAATACCATCAATGAAACAGGCCGAGGCCGAAAGACTTAAAAAAGCACAAGAAAAACCATAAGATTATAAATAGAATTATGTACCAAGACGATTTAACAAAAAAACTTGCTGAAGCAGCTAAAGCTGTAATCAAAGGCAAAAAAATGAAAGAGACGGAAGTTCAACCTTCAGATAAAGACTTCGTTGATCTTCACTCAATTGATAAAGAAAAACGCCGCGGCTCAACACCTCTTACAGAAAAAGACGTCGAAGAAGCAAATGAATTTACTAAAGCCGCTGCAAAAGCTGCAGTTGCTGGTGATGACGAATTTGAATTCGACGGTAAGAAATTCCCTACTGAAATGGATGTAGATGTAGCTAAGAAAATTCTTGGTGAGTCTGTTGAGTCCGATGAATCATCCAAACTTACAGAATCTAATACTGATAAGTATATGTGGAGCGATATCAATAATGCGCTGAAAGCTGCAGGTTTAGATATTCGCACAATTTTAAGTATTGTGTCTAAACTTAAAGGCAAGGAAATAAAGGAAGAAATGGATCTTGCAGAAGCATTTATTGATGTTGATGCTTCTGATCCAAAATCAATTGAATTTGCAAAGTTGATCAAAAAGTATCGCGTTAAAGCAAGAATTATAACAATGAACGGTCCTGGTGGTGGAATGCCATTGGTTAGGCTTACTGGTAAAAAGAAAGACCTAGTAGGTATTTTGAAAGACCCTATGGGTTGGCAGGATGACGGATTTCTTGCAGGTTTTATTGAAGAATCACTTAATTTTGACGAAGAATCTGAAATTGACGAAGCAATTTACCAAATTGTTGAAGAAGAAAACGTTGACTTAGACGGTTTAACGGAAGAGCAATTAGATGAACTAATCGGTAAAGCTCTAAAAAAGGTTGGATCTAAGATTAAAAAGGTTGTTAAGGGTCGTGTCACTACAGCTGGACGTGCAGAACGTTTAACAAAGAAAGCGGACAAAGCGGATAAAAAGCAGGCAGATCGTGACAAACTAAAAAAGGCAAAGGCGCGCTTAAAGATACAAAAGGCTAAAAGGAAAAAAAAAGCTGACAATCGGAAAGCAGCTAAAGCGCGTTTAAATCAAATGAAAAATAAGAATGAATCATCAAGCGATATTGATGAATCTAACGGTTGAAAAGATAAAGTAAAACCTGGGTCTCAGGTTGATGAAGCAGTTAGACCAAACGACAAAGTTTTTATTAAAGGAAAAAATAAAGATGGTAAACCTGTAAATTATTTTGCTTTTGGCGGATCTTTTAAAGAAGACAAAGCTTTTAGAAGTGCAATTAAGAAACTATTATCTGATTATTCTAAGAAAAAGTATGACGTGTATGTTGATGGAAAAAAACACCTTGTAGATGCTAATTCAAGTAAAACTATTGTTACATTTAATGATAAAATGACAGTTTCTGATGTTGCTAAAGCTGTTGAAAATTTTATTAATAAAGAGTATCCTCAGAAAAAGACTGCTTCTACTATTGATTATGAAACAGACACTCGTACAATCGTTACTGCTGATGATGAAAAAGCAAATGAGCTTAAGAAAAAATATCACGGTAAAGGAACTAAAGTGCGAATCATGAAAAGAAAATCTGGCAATAAAGTATACATTGATTCAAAAACGCCTGAAATTCATAAAGCAATTAATGACGCATTAGGTGATGAATTTAATGAAGAAATTGATCTTCCAAAAGTCAAAGAAGCAAAGATCGATAATTATATCACGATGCTTAAAAAGACGTATGGCAATTTGAAAACGATGGATCCAAATAGTGATCTTTGGAAAAATCTTAATAAGCAATTGTCTAATCTTTCTGATGATGACCTTAAAAAGGTTGTTGATGCTAAGATTAAATGGGCTTCGATGATGGCAGAGCCAATGCTAAAATATGGAAAATTTGCAAATTTAAGGCATGGTGGAAAGAAGTAATAAATAACTCTATATGAAGTTATTTGATGAATTAAATAATGAAAACTTTGAGCTATTTGCATCAAAATATTACAGAAACCCAACTTGTTTATCAGCACAAGAATTCTACGACGATTTAGCTAAATTTAAATATATCGTAAGATTATTAAGACGTTATAGGGAAAGTGGTAAGATTCAAATCAGACTTTTATTGAATCATATCATTATCATCTATAACGTTTTTGAAATACATGCTGCAACACGAATGTTATTCCATAGAGTCGATGAAGATCTTTGGCCAGCATTGAAAACATTTCTAATTTATTTAAATTATTTACAAAGAGGCACTTATCAAAATATAAATATTGATTTAGGTATAGCAACCAAACTGAAAGAAATATAATATGGGATTACTCAGAGGACCAGACTTTTTTTATGCTTTACGATTCCTTCGTTTATTAACGATGCC